TTGGAGATGACGACGACCCGTATTGGGACAAGGAGTCGAACCGCTCCGCCAAGCTCAAGAACCTGATGTGGTTTGGACCCAACGGAGAGCAGTACTCGGTGCCTCTTGCTTACGGCTTGGGCTTCTTCGTGAACCTGGGTTACGCCATGAAGGACCTGGAGCGGGGGCGTGACCCGTGGAAAGTTGCCGCGTTCATGCGAGACAGTTTCTTCACCCACTTCAGCCCGCTTGGTGCAGCTGACAACGCCGCAACGTTTGTGTCGCCGACGATTGTTGACCCCTTCATCGTGCTGACCTCTGAGAAGCGCGAAAACGGTACGCCCTTGCTGCCGCCGGACTACAAAGGCGGCGCAACGCCGGACAGCGAGCGGTACTGGACGAACACAAGGGACACGTTCCTGCAGCGGTTCACTACTTGGGTGAATGAAGCGACGGGTGGAAGCCCAGGTAAGAGCGGTAAGGTTGACGTAAGCCCGGAGACGCTTTCGTACCTGCTGACGTTCACAACCGGCGGTGCTGGCACGTTCGTCAAGGACACCATCAAAGCTGTTGATTTGTCCCTGAATGTCGGACCTGACGCCGCCCTGGACAAGAACGCCTACCCAATCCTCAAGGCGTTTTACCGTAGGGATACGGGGCGCGGGGATCAGTCGTCGTTCTTTGAGAACAGCCAGCGGGTCAAGGAAGCCAAGGCTGAGCTTCAGAACGCCGAGTCTGACAACGCCTCAGCCAATGCTCGGTCTCGGATCAGGGAGAACGAACTGTTTGCCCAGCTTGACTCATCCCAGCGCTACATCGTCAAACAGCTGTCGCTGTTGCGCAAGGAGGAGATCGACATCCGGGACAACAAAGCCCTGTCGCGCCGCGAGCAGTACGACAGGCTCCAGTTCATCGACAAGGAGCGGAGAAAGCTGGAGTCGGAGTTCAACAAGGAGTTCTACGCTATCCAGCGTCAGGCAGGGGAGCCGCGTTAACCCTGTGGGCGGACAGCACCCACAATCTGCTCGCTTTGTGGGTACAAAGGCGCTGCAAGTTGTTGATTTGCAAGCAGATATGTAGTACTGTCACGCCGGGGGTCGCGGGTTCGAGCCCCGTCCACTCCGCCAATATCTTCAGAGGGGAACTACGGTTCCCCTCTGTCGTTTGTGGGTGCGTTATTGTGGGTTTTGTTGACCCACAATACCCACAGTTCTCCCACACGCACCCACAGCTGTGGGTATGCTGTTGTTGGCGTACTGCCGCGCACCCTCTGCTGACAGGTGGGCGTAGCGGTTGACCATCTCCAGCGTCTGCCATCCGCCCAATGCCTTGAGCGTCAACAGCGGGGTGCCGTTCATGGCGTGGTAGCTGGCAAAGGTGTGCCGAAGATCGTGCCACCGGAAGTCCCGGATGCCCGCCCTCTGCAGCGCCTTCTGCCAAGCCGCTGTGTTGGTGTTCTGTACGGGATAACCCTTGTACGTGAACACCCATTCCTCGTTTTGCCCCTTCTCTCCTTCCAGAATCTGCACCGCCCGATCCCCCAGCGGAATCCCGTGGTCCCTGCCCGACTTGTAGTCGGTCGACGGAATCCACAAAACCCGGCGCTGCATGTCAATCCGGTCCCACCGAAGTCCAGTCACGTTGGACATCCGAAGACCCGTCAACACGCTGAACTCCGCCATCACCCGCAGGTGATGAGGAAGCTCACGCATCAATCGGACAAGCTCATCCTCAGCAAGGAACCTCACCCGCGTCTTTGGCGCGGAGAAGGGCTTTGCTTTGACGGGTGAAGAATCCACCCATCCCCAATCCACCGATCTGTTAAAGAGCGATTTCACGAACTTCAGGTAGTGGTTCGCGTTGCTCGCGCTGGTCTCCTTGCGTTTCAACTCCACCACCTTCTTGACGTCGTCATCGGTGATGCTGCTGAACAGCCGTTGATCCCAGTGCGGCGCAAGCCACCTAGCCATCGACTCGTCGCGGTCCAATGACCGCTTGTCAGAACGCTCCTCCATCCAGCGTCGAATCGCGTCCGCCCAGGTCGGGGGTTTGATCAAGCCTCCATTGATCTGCTTGACCCTCAAGTCGTGGAAGGCTTGCGCCTCCTCCTTGTCCCCCGTCCCCGCCGTTTCGCGTATCCGCTCGCCGTTGGGTTTGCGTATCTCTATCCAGTAAACGCTGCCGCGCAGGTAAATGCTCATCATCAGGCTCCAGTTCGGCAGCGCCTGAGTACCCGCCCCGATATTAGCATCCGGTATTCCCATCCGGCTCAGCCAGGACCTCTTCCTCCTCGCGAAGGTGGAGCGAGCGGAACTCCAACCACTTCAAGCGGTATTGTTCGATCTCTGAAGGTGGGGTAAACCCGTGCTTCCTCCAGGTCTCCAGGACGCTCGTCTGGGTGGCTGTCCTGTAAACCTTGGGATTGAGTTCAGTTGCGCTTGGCATGCTTGCCCTCCTCTTCCAGGTCCTTGATCAGCCGGTCCAGATACCAGCGGGCTTTCTTGAAGTCCTCGATGACGTCTTCGTGCTTGTACCCAGCGCGGCTGAGGTACTTCAGGGCAGTCAGGCGCAGGTGCCCACGGAACTCCTCTCGGGTGGACTTCGCCCTCATGTAGTCGATGGTCTCGATGCCGCCGACCTTATAGTGGCTTGGGTTGATCGCGTCCGCCATATGCGCCTCTTGCTTGGCGAACAGTTCGGCGAAGGCTTCGTCTTCTTCGTTTGGCTTCATGGCTTCTCCTTGTGTCTGTCTTGGCAGGCTTTGCGCATGGCTGGCGTGAAGTCGGGGTGGAACGACGCCAAGCTGCAGTCAATGCGGCGGACACCGGGCTTGGCGGCAGCGGTCAGGATCAAGACCGCCACCAACACATAGAGCGCCAAGACCGACGCCGCAAAGAGCAGGGCAAGCGCCTTCACGGCGCCTCCTTGATGAACACCCCCTCTTTGTTGAGGTAGCCCTTGCGATCCTTGATTTCGTTGTAGGCGTGAGTCAGGCAGCGAGTCAGGTCCAGGTCTTCGAGTGCGGCGACATTGATCAGGCACACCAGCACATCGCCTAGCCCATCTTTGATCCCAGGCATATCTCGTTTATTGACGGCGTCAGCTAACTCACCCATCTCGCTGAACGCCTTCAACAGCTGTGTCTTGCTGTCGCTGTTGGCGATGATTCCGCGAGCCTCCGACCAGCGGATCACCTCGATCTCCACGGCTGAGAAGCTGTTCATAGGACCTCCGCCATGATCTTTTGAAGCTCAGCCTTGGCTGACTCCAGGGCACAGATCGTGTTTTCCAGCTGCTGCTGACACTCGGCAAACAGCCGCTGGTACTCCTCGACCTCGCGCTCCCACGCCAGCGGGGTCAAGTCCGCAGGAAACTGCGCTGCGTTTGCCTGTCGCATGATGTACTCACCTTCGGTTATCAGCAGCCCGGTGGCTGGGCTGTACCAAGCAACGGCTCTGCTCATCGCTCCACCTCCATCATCAAGATGCGACCGCGAAGAGTTGCGATCTGTTTCTCAAGCACCTCGATATGCATCAAGGTCTTGAGGCTGACCCCACTTGGCACATGCTTGAGTTGCTCAATGGTCTGCCGTATGTCTGTGAACAGCTGTTCGGTTACCTTGTCCATCTCAGAACTCCGTTTGTTGTGACTGCTGGAAAACTTGGCACCCATGCGCGACGTTGCAGTAGCTGGTGCAGCGCCTGAACTCGCCAGGGCGGTGTTCGACGAAGTGGTCCTTGCCGCCAGCCGATGCGGCTGACTCAGCCTCTTCGCGTGACTCGTACAACTTGATGGCTGTCTTGCGTCCGTTCTTCTTCAGGGCAAAGACAGACGGCTGCACCCAGCGCTCCTCGTCCGTGCATGGCGGGGGGTTTGCGTCTTGGTGAGCCTTGACCCTGGCGAGCATGAACTCCTCGGCGTCGAACACGTCCCACACCGGGATGTCCACCGTTGCGATGGGAAGCTGCGGGTACTCGGGGTCGCGCTTAGCTTGCGTCATCTGGTGGTCGCGCAGCAGGGCGATGATCCTCAATGCTTTCACGTCCATACCATTACGGATCGCAAGAACGCGAAGCAAGTTCAGTTGCTGCACCCACTCTGTCTTGGGCTCATCTCCCTTGACCGACCAGAAGGTGGTGAACTTGTAGTCCATCAGGACGCCGTCCTCGAAGAGGTCGTATTGACCTGATACGGTCCAACCGTTGATCTCGGCGAAGAGCCGGTTCTCAACATCTGATCCAAGCTTCAGACCGGCGCGCTCAAGGATGCCGTGACCGATCTGTCCGTACAGCGAGAACAGTCGCTCAGCAACATCCTCTTGTGGCTCAACAGCTGTTCGCAGCTGTCGCTGGTATGGGGGGGAGATCAGCTGGGTGACGCTGATGTCGGACTTGCCCCGCGTGTAAGGGTCGTTTTGCACGGCGAGTACAACCGCCTTGGGAAGGTTCAATTTGTTGGTCAGCATGGCTCACCTATGGTCAGTTCGTTGTGGGATTGGATGGACCTGATCAAGTCATCCATTGAAAACAGTTCGCTGGCAGGGACGGCAAGACGTTCTCCGTAGCCGAAGTTGCGGATGCCAGCTTTGTGGATGAAGTCTTTCCGGCTGAGCGCTCCACGGATCAAGATGGTTGTGTCGTCGCTGTCCACGTTGCAAAGAACACCGAAGTCGCAGCTAAGCTTGTCTTCGTCGTCAAAGTACAAGAAGTTTTTGGTCGCCTTACTTAAGTGCGTCTTCACCTGGAGGGTCTCTCCATTGATTACCAGATCAACGCCGCCATCACCGCCCGCCAGGACTGTTTTATCTGGCGGTATGCAAAGCGCCCTAGCGACGGCAACTTCACCCATGAACCCGTAGAAGGCAATCTCCCAGTCGGTGCGCTTGCGGTCGTACTTTTGAGTCTTAACCGCAAGCTTCCTCTTGTACTGCTGGCGCTTTGTCGTCAGGGCATAAGCCATCTCAAGGTCCATGTCATGCAGCCTAATGCGCCACATGCCCAAACAACGACGACAGCTGTTCATGCAGCTGCCGCGCCTCCCGAATGGTGAATGACACGGTCTTGCCAGAAACGGGGAAGGAGATGGTGGGCGACAGCGTCGTTGCTTGTGGCAACTCGGCAAGGCGCTCACCCTCCGCCCGCTTCTTGCGTTTGTGGGTCTTCTTCGCAAGAGGAAGGACCAGGGACTCAAACCCTTCGAGGGCGCTGCTGGAGTGGACGTACTCATAAAGACGCCCGCCTCGCTCGTTGTCGCGGTCAATGCTGCGCCGCTTCACCCCCTTGGTCTTCCAGAGATCGGTCAGCGCAGAGGCGACGGTCTCGATGCGGACGCCGAGCGCTTCAGCAATTTGCTTGCTGGTGATCGGCGTTTGGCTTTGCTGAATCATCTCCAGCACTTTCATTCGTGTTGACATGGCGTCCTCCTCAGAACGATCAGAACGGGATGTCGTCGTCTTGGTCTGACGACGGACCGGGGGTGCCAACAGCGTCGACCTGCTGGAACTCGGGGCTCTTCTTGATCATTTCCTGGTAGAACTTGGGCACCTTCTGGAAGGCTGACTCATTCCAGTCGTTGATCGAGAAGTACAGCTGCTCGTTGGATGCGGGCGGGGAGGTCATCCCGTCTGGCACCGGCATCACAGAAGCCACGTTCGCAAACTCCTTCTCGCCTTTTTGCGCGTGGACGATGTTGATGAAGCAGACCTTGCCGAGGATGTTCTTCAGGTCGAAGCCCTTGCGCTCAGCCTCGGTGAACTTCTTGCCGCGCCAGGATTCGAGGACCGTGCGCAGCTTCGCCTTCTCATGCAGGGATACGGTGTACTTCTCGTTGATGGTGTACGGGCGTCCGTCAGCCATCGTCTTGCCAAGCTCCCAGCTGATCAGGCATTGGTGAGCCATCTTGGTCTCGCCCATAACCGTGAAGGTCTGGGTGCCCAGGTCAATCACCCGGAAACACCGGGCGGCAAAAGCCCCAGCGGGGGCGAGTTCGAAGGTGCGGTCTGTACCAGTGTCTTTTGCGATCAAGCTCATTTCGGATTTCCTTTTGCAGTTGAACAATGTCAAACGGGATTGTTTCTCCTCGAACAACTGCTGCTCCAGCAGCTGTTCTTGGTGGTGCCAGCCTTGACCCCCGTCGTCTTCAAGGTAGATGGATTCGTCCATGACCAGAGACTTTAGCTACAGGAAAGTCGTTTGTCAATACCTTCCGGTATTGTCAGGAAGCAACGCTTTTTGTTTGCCACTCAAAGCAGCAACATGGCGGTAGTTGCCATGCCGTGAAAGCGGCTTCCGGGTCGCCGAGCGCGACCCGTTTTTTCAGAGCATGCTGCAGCCCCAGACGCAGAGGACCCGCCCAACGATAGGCAGCTTGGTCATCGCCTTGGAGTTGACGGCGCGGGGCTCATAGGTCTTGTCGTCAACGGACAGCTGGAACTGGGTTGGCGACAACTGTTGTATCCGCTTGAGGGCGGTTGTTCCGTCTGAGTTTCTGACGACGTAAACGCCGTCGCTGTTGAAGGCTTTGACCCCCAGGTCAACCCAGATGAAGTCGTTGACCTTGATCGTCGGAGCCATGCTCGACTCTTGCTGCACGACGATGATCAGGTTTGCTGTGCCGGAGACCCGGATTCGCAGGGCGGGGTCATCTGTTGGTACGGTCAGGCAGGAGTCCGGCTTGAGCGGCGGTGTGTCTGGGATTGCCCACGGCAAGTACGTGATGGGGATCGTTGCCGTCTTGCGCTCGCCGACTCCGCGAGGAGCGTCCAGCCAGCCAGCAGGAAGCGAAGCCTTGACTTCGATGTCCCGCGCCAACTTCTCCCCGATGTTCCTTCTGTAGTCTGGGTTGTCAGTCAGCACAAGGTTGATCAGATTGGGGTTCTTGCCGGTTGCCCTACAGAAAGCCGCCCTGTTCCCTCCGAACTTTTCCTCTATGTACGCCACCACGTTCAAGCGGCGGGTTTCAAACACATCCATGTTGCTTCCTTTTACCCTCCAGTACACCACTAAGGGATTCCGCTAGTGTAAGACCGACCAACCAGGAAAGCAAGACTTGATACCGAAAAGGATTGACTCATGTGTGACACATGCTAAGATGGCGAGCAATACCAAAAGGTATTCTTCAAGGAGAACCGTACCCATGAACACAACCGTCATTGAAGACGTGCCGCAGGTGACCCACTTCGAGGAGGCTGCGCAGCCGCAGCAGCCAGAGGGCGCACACAAGGCGTTGATCCGCTCGCTGTCGCAGCTTGATCGAGATCGCCTCGGTCACATGGCTGGCGTCAGTGGAACCTACATTACCGCGCTGATCTACAGGGCAAACACCGTGTCGCTGCCGATTGCGATTGCCATCGACAAGTTCACCAATGGCGCGATTGACTTCCGCAGCCTGCTCTACAGCAACGACACCATCGACTGGGACTTCGTCAAGCACAAGCTCAACAGCTGAGCGATTGTCTACATGCTGCCCGGTTGGTGATTGAGACGACAGGGCTGGGCGGCGATACCCCTACTGGTTGTCAGCGGTGGAACAGGGGACACATGGGCGGCGAAGCCAGCACCCATCCGCGAAGAGGCTGGCGAGTCATGCGGCTCCGGCGGGGATGGCATGTAAAGGGCTCGGTCTAAGGCTGAGTCCGCCCACCAACGGGGATACAGGAGCCAGGAAGCAATGTCTGTAGGACAACACGCCGGGTGCTGTAGGACTATGCCTACCCTTTAGGTGTAAAAACTTATCAA